TTTGACTCAGAAATAGAATCATATAAGTTATCATCTTCATCTTCAATATAGTTAGTGTAAATATCAATTAATCTTTCATCAGTTGTTTCTGTCATTGTCATAATCTTATCGGGTTTTATAATAAAGATATCATCAGATGACATCTCAATCCATGATTTGACTTTAATATGCATTCCTCGATGACTGTTAATGATCTTCATCGTAATAGGATTTTGAAGCATAATGATAGGATCACCCTCATTTTCATCAATAGAGATTAGTGATAAAATCTCTTCTCCAGATGTAAGTTTTATGATCGCGTAGAATTCATCTCCCATTAGTTTTTAAGCGGTATGTTTACAATATCGTAGTTAAAGTTTTCCTCGTTATAAATTTTTATTCTTTCTATTAAATGATTAAGTGTATAGTTTCTCCTGGATTTGTAGGAAATGTCGTCAGCAATGTCATAGAGAGTTGCCTTTGTCTTGTTATTTCCTTTCCTGAGCACCCTTCCAATAGACTGGAGATTCCGAATTCTAGATTTGGATGGAGAAGCAAAAATAACATTGTGCAGATTCTTAATGTTGATACCTGTACTAAATGTTCCGTATGAGGCAACTATTATTGCGTTACTTTCCTTTTCGGTAATCTCCCTTACTAATTCCCTATCTACAGTATCTACTCCACCATGAACAAAGAATACATGACGATCATCCACCCTACCGTTATTTATTAAATCGAATAATGGTTGACCATGACCTTCAACTCTTGAAAAAAGTATGAGAGTATTTCCCTTCAAATCAAGTGCAAGATTGCGTATAAATTTATTACGTCTTTCATGATTTATGATATACTGAACTTCCTCCTCAAAGTTTTCAAATTTATGAGCAGGATGTTTCAATAGAAGAACATTAATATCTAATTTGGCAACATGACCTTTCTTCATCAACTCTTCAGTCTTGATGATTTTATATGAAGGGCCGAATAATCCTTCCAATACCCACTTATGAGTTTGAGTTCCATCAAGAGTTCCTGTAAAACCAAAGCGATACTTTGCATCAGCAAGTTTTGACATTATAGATATTAATGACTTAGACTTAAACTGGTGTGCTTCATCTCCAACGACCACATTAAATCTTGAGAAGTATTTGCGAGGAAGTTTGTAGATGGATTGCCAGGTGGTGATTATCACCTGCGAGTCGGTCTCTCTTTCTTTTCCCGCATAGATCTTGTGGCAATATGAACCTACATCCCAACCATAGTCTGCAAAGTCTTTATACATCTGTTCTACTAGGGAAGTCGTCGGAACGACTATCAGAATACTTTGTTGCCTCTCAACGTAATATCTCACAAGAGAGTATATCATCAGAGACTTTCCAGAAGCAGTTGGGGATATCAACAACCTTCTATTATGTCGTAGGGCGTCGTATACTCCCTCTACTTGGTAATCGCGTGGAGAGTACTTGCAAATAGCATTCATATAATCTTTCACACCTTCCTTTGAAATGAGGTCATTAACCTCAAAAGGAAGACCATAGAATTTGTTATCGGCAAACTCATAGGTATATTCATGGTCGTCACAAAACTTTGTGAGTTTATCCAATAACCCAACATATATCTCACCAGTCTGGGTATTAAACAAACGAATTTTTCCGTCCCAGTATTTGTTGCGATACTGAGGCATAAATTTTGCGCCAGGAACTTCAAAGGTAAACTGATCTGCTAACTCGTAGTAGACATGTGGTTCTGCTTTTACCTGAAGATACACTTCATTCTTTTTTGAAATAATCAAATGAGACATGACCCATAAGTATCACCTATGGGTATTTATTGTCTTATTTGAATCCCGTTTGGAAGTTATGCCAATCAATAGCGTTTTTAATTTGATAACTTCTATTTGATATTGTTTTTAATATATCTTCTAAAAATTTTAACATAGTGTCATAATATTTAACTTTCAAATTAATCGCGGAAAGTTTTTCATCCGCTTCAATATATTTTTGAAGAGCATCTTTTTCTCTTATTTTATAATCAAAAGGTTCCTTAACATAAACCTCTTTTGATGCTTTTCCAGTGTAATAATTATATCTGTCTAATTTTACTTTATTGTATGAGTCTTTTGCCCTTTCTCTTAAAAGGGTGATTTCATTATGAAGATTATAATATTTTGAATGAAGTTGTGGGATTTTTAATGATTCATTATGTAAGTTATCAGGATCAATTTGGGAATCTTTTTTCCACATTTCTTCAATTATTTCAATCTTTATCATAATGGAGTTCTACCGTCAGCTGCTAATATATCATAGATAGTATACTTGAAAGTGACCTCTGCTGTAAAGTATTTTATATCCGTCTCGGAAGATTCAAATTCCAATGAAGAAAGATTAATTGGAAACAAATCTCTAAATTTTACAATCGCAACGTCTCTATAGTTACTGTTCAGAATGTGAAGACTTCCATCACTAAATTGTTGCTGCATATCATCAATATTATCTTTTTTTGTAAGATTGTCAAATTGACTTGTGGAATCTGGAAATCCTAATCCAAGTAACCAATTATGTATTGCCATGTAATTGGTTAGATTTTCATCTACTAAAAAGGTAAGTCTAAAGTCTCCATAGGATAACTTATCACCAGGAACATCAATGTCTTTGAGATATGTCGGTTGAAGTGCCGTTCCTAAATTGATTTCAGGTATCTTTGCGGCATTACAGAAAAAAGCAACCTTTGGTTCCTTTGCCAAAGTAAATTTGAACCCAACAGGTGATAAGAAATTCCTATTTCCTATCTGTTTGTCAAAAGCGGTTGCCATTTGTTTTTATTTGTATTTAGATAAAAAAAGAGACCCCGAAGGGTCTCTGTAAGAAATATGTGAACGGATGATCACATGAGGTTTGCAACCTTGACTCTTCTGTAGTAACGGTTGTCGTTAGCGAGGATAGCGCCAGGATTGGTTCCTTGATTAGCACCAGCGAATGGATTAGCGACCATGCCGTAGCGGGTCTTAAATCCGATTTTTGGCTGGAAGGTGTTCTCACCAACGGCACGAACCATTTGGAGAGGAACATATGGGCAATAGAACAGACCTGCGTCATAAGGTGAAGAACCCTTATAACCGACGACGTAATACTGACCATTGCTTGCTGAACCAGAAACAGGGTTCTGACCACCAGCATAAGGATCGATGTATACGCGATACTTGCCAGCAAGAACACCAGCGAAGGTGTTACCAGTGTCATCAACGTTCAGGTTAGCGTTGAGTGCAGGGGTGTAGTCGAGAACGCCAGCCATGGTGAGTGCCGAAGCAACATCAGCAGAGCAGAGGACCATGTTACCCTTTCCTCTACGGGTTCTCTGAGCGATTGCGTTAGCATCACGCTCGATCTGGAAGATCAGACCCTTGAACTTCTCAACAGACCAACGACCGTTGGAGTCAACGTCGAGGTCGAAGGTTCCCTGAGTAGCAACGTTTGCGGTTGCACCAGTCTCTGCAGACTTATAGATGGTTCTGATGACTTCACGGTTGATCTCAGCCAGAATCTCTGTGGAGAGAATGTTGGCGAGTTCTGCTTCTGCATTCAGACCATGAATTGCCTTCAGATCCTGAGCGAGCTCGAGTGAATACTCAGCTTTCAGAGCACGTGACTTTGCAGTAACGGTGACTTTCTCGATCGAGAATGCCATTTCCTGGAAATCATTTCCAGTTTCTCCAAGAGCTTCAGCAGTCTGGGTATCCATACCACGACCGACTGAATAAGCAGCCTGGGTGCCGTTGGAAGAAGGATTCAGAGCGCCTGGGTTTTCACCAGCTTGAACGTTTGTGCCGAAACCAGCAGCAACACCTGAAGAGTTGGCAACATAAGGATTGGCGCTAGCTGATCCATTGGTACCAATACCGGAGTGTGCGCTATCTGCTTCATCGAAGAATGCCTCAGTTCCAGCGTTAGTGTCATAACGGGAACGCATTGCAAAGATGAGACCAGTAGGTCCGTTCATTGGTTGAACGCCTGCGAGGTCATAAGCGACCAGGTTAGGCATGGAGCGTCTGATCAAGGAGATCAGAACGGGATCGAAACCAGTGAGAGCGCCAGATGCCTGACCACTCAGACCTGCAACTGCGCCACTGGATGCAGTGTGGTTGGTTGGGGTTTCTCCGAGGAATTCTCTTTCCTCACGGAGCATTTTTTCTTGGTTCTCCAGGAGAACTGCGGTAACCATTCTCTTATGTGCATCTGAGATGCCGCCGAGACCCTCATGGTTGAGGATAGGTGCCCACTTCTCCTGCAGATGTTCTACATTGAACTGCTGCATTTGAATTTTACCTCTTAAAAGTTTTAGTTTGACTTATAATTTAAAAATCACTTTTTAGAAACTCTAGTCAGAGTATCGAGATAAGACTCCATCAAACCAGACACTGCTGGTTGGGTGGCATCTTCGGTGCTCTCAGAAATATTCTCTGAATTGTCTCTTTGAGTACCAGTTGCTGGGAAATAAGAATTTCTCAGAGTTACCAGTTTCTCACGATAGTTGTCTTCACCATCAAACTCAACATTTTCGGCAAGAGAAGCGAGTTTATCCTTCTGTGAAAGTGCAAGACCTTCGCAGACCTCGGAGAAGATTGCATCAGCAACCGACTCGGCTAATCTTTGATTTAAAGCAATATTAGACTTAATTTGCTCGTTGAGTTTATCTTCCATCTCATCAAGTTTTTCTACCATGCTATTAAGCACATCATATTTTTCTTCAGGAATAGTTACATAATGATCTTCAAAAAGACTCTTCATTCCGGTGAGGAATGATTCGGTCATTTCAGTCTTAAGACCTTGCTCGACTGCGAGTTGATTTTCGGTCATCCACTGCTGAGCAACATACTCAAGATAAGCATCGACTCTATCAGTCAGTTCTTCCTTAATTGCAAGAACTTCTTCTTCAAGAGTTGTTTCATATTGTGCTTTCAGTTCTTCTTGAACTTCAGCGACTTTTGCCTGGATAGCAGTTTCAAAAATGGTGCGTGCTCTCTCTTCGAATTCCTCAGAGAGTTCCTCTCCTTGAAGAAGTGCATTGATATCTTCTTCGATATCATACTCAGCAACAATCTCTTCCTCTTCGGAAACTACTTCTTCAGCAGTCTCTTCTTCGGAAACGATTTCTTCTTCTGAAATTTCCTCTTCGGAAACTACCTCACCTTCAACCTCTTCCTCTTCCTTTGCCATTTTAGGCATCGCTTCTGCAGGTTTGGCACCTCTGTTTACAACATCTTTAACTGTTGCAACTTTTGGTTCGGCAAGTTTAGCAGAATTATCATCTGCCTTATAGTTTTCTGGAGTTGGGCCACCGAGATCTTCCCAAGAACCAGTTTGACCAGCAGGAATACCTGTGGTTAACTTTGGCATTGGTTCAGCTGCAGCAGCACCTTTGGTTACTACGTTTTCCATTTCTTGTAAATTGCTACCAACGGACATTTGGATTAAATATTTTTTGTATTAATCTATATTTATTTATAAATCAAAGATCTAGAAGAAATTGTTTAAATAAGTCTAACTTATGTTCTTCTAATCTTCTTTGATCAACAAGAGTATTGATTCTCTTTTGAGTTTTTTCTGCGAGTTGTTCGCGAAGAATTCCTCCTTCCCAAACCCACTCTTTTCCTTCCATAATTCCCTGAACAAATGCATCAGGAGCAGAAGGATCAGCGACGATATCAGCAGCAGTTGCTAACATGAAATCTTCACCAACAACTTTACAACCACTACGATCTTCTCTCAATGATCCAACACCACGAGAAGAAACACCAAGCATTACACCTTCATCAAGAAGAGAAGATGCAATCTTACCCATAGGAGTATTGAGGATTTGTGCCTTTCCTTTAAAATTACTACCCTCTTGAACAAGAGAAGTAATTTTGTGAGAAACACGATCAAGGTTTACAGTAGGGCCGTCAGGGTGGCCAAGTTCTCCGAGAGCACGACCTTTCTTGACGAAAGTTTCGTTGTATCTTCCAACCTCACGGGAAAGAGTTTCCATAGGATACATTCTACCGTTACGGTTTTTAATATCACCTTGGAGGAATACACCTTCGATATAGAGTTTCTTACCTGCGCCTTTACCTTCGGTAATAATCTTTACGTTTGAAATTTCTTCTGTGATAAGTTTCATTGTTTATCCTGTGAATCCTACTTTAAATCCTTTTACTGATGAATCGGATGCTGAAATTTGATCGTTTGGTCCTTTCTCAAAAAACTCAATTCTTCCAGCGGGCATTGATACTGTTGCAGTGTTTGCATATCCAGTAGTGGTGCTTTTTGCAACACTTACTGTTTGAGTATCTGATGCATGACTATTCCAAACTCTAATAACAGTTGCATTATCTAAAGTAGTTGCCGCATTGAGTGCAACTTCAGCTCCAATTCCAACTAATAAAGTTCTTGACATTATTCTTGATCCTCTGATTCTAGTTGATCATCAAACATTGATGCTCCAACAGTAGGTCGAATAGTGTCTATTTTTTCTGCTGCTTTTGCATACAAAACATCTTTAATTTTGTCACTAATATCAGATGCAGACTCATCCGCACCGATTAGATTTACAATTTCTTCCATGAAAATTAATAATAACTATATTTTCTATTTATATCTCAGCAGATTTTCCGTTTGCTTTGGTTATTCCACTTTGAGATTCTAAATCTTGATCCATAGGAACATCTCCTAGTGCAGCACCGCCACCTGGAAGTGGTTCTCCAGTAACAGGATCAATTGCATTTGGATCTGGGATAATCCCATCAGCAATTTCTTGTTCTATTTGAGCATCAATCTCTTCGATTTCTGTGTCAGTTTGACGTAAGATTTTTCTTCTTACATATGAATTCGAATAATACTTACCAATATAAGGTTCAATGGTTGCAAGAATACCAAGACGCTCATTGAGCATTTCAGTTTCTTTTAATTCTGCAAACTGATTATCATACAAGAAATCATATTGAATATGATCATTAATTTTATCCCAATCTTCGACAGATACAATATTTTTGAGAATCAATTGAGTTTTTAGCATGTCACTGAACATCTGAGCAAATCTTTTTCTCAGACGACCAACAAACTTGGCAAACTTAAGTTCATCTCTCAAAATCTCAGAAGAACGACCGAGATTAAATCCACCATCGGCAGCAATTCTTGATTCGGGAACTCCAAGTGAACGATAAAGTTTCTTCTGGAAGTATTCAATGTCTGAAAGTTCACCAAGATTTTGACCACCTGGAAGCGTGGAGATTTCAGTTCCTCTACCACCTTCACGGCGAGGCAACCAGAAGTCTTCCATCATGCTCATGAATTTACGATCATCACGAACTTCGCCAGTGTTCGCATCATAAACTAACTTGTTACGATAACGCATCATAACGTCACGAAGATATTGTTCTGCCTTTACTTTAGGGAGATTGCCAACATCAATATAAAAAATACGACGTTCTGGTGCTCTTGATAATCTATAGATAACGAGAGAATCCTCAATCATTCTGAGTTGATTGAGTGACTTAATTGCCTTGTGAAGATATGAAAGAACTGAACCCTTATTTCTATCAACCAATCCGGAAGTGCAATATGTGATTGCGTCTTTTGCAATTTTTACACCTTTACTTGCTCCACCACTGCTGTAGTTATTAGTTGGATATTGTGGTTTTGGTGTGTATACAAAATACTCTTCAATTTCTGGTGCTAATATGTTATTTTCGTTATCACGACCAGTGATTGTTGGATTAATTAAAACATTTGTTTTATCTTTTTTCTTTTCTTGGCGAACAAACTTCATTTTCATGGGATCAATGAATCTCAATTCTTTAATCCCTTCTTGAGGTTTTTTAAGATCTATAACTTTATGGTAGTATAATCTACCATCAACATACCAATTTCTAAAGATTTCGTGTGATTTTTTATCAAAATCAAGAAGTTCCTTAATGTATTTAAATTCTTCTCTGATTGCCTTTTTTAACTTGTCTGTTGCATTGAGATTTGAAAGTTCAATCTCAATAGGAGAATCATAAAGGTCACTGACAAGTGCCTCATTGACAACATCTTCGATAGCATTGTCACACTCTGGGTGCAACGACATTTCTCTATATCTTCTGATTAAATCAAATTCTGTTCTATATTGACCTTCAATATCTACATACGAACCATAAAATCCACTGCTTATATAGTTGTCAACCCCGTCCTCATTATTTTGAGGAACGGGGGAAACTATACCTTTGGATTTTTTTTCTGAATCCTCAATAGAAAAACCAAAAAGTTTTGCCATAGTATAAACTGACTAGACTGTTATTTTACTATTTAGTTGATATCTTCTCCACCTGCTTGATCAGCAGTTCCTCTAAATGCTTCCCACCAGTGAACTTGGAGTTCTACTGTGAAATCTTGAATAGTGTCAGTTGTTTCATAATTAAGATCCATTGCAGAAAGATTTGTTGGGAAAATATCCCAGAACTTATAAGATCTGAGAACAGAACCATCTCTATCAAGTTGCTTAACGATTGCATCCTTCTGATAATCAACTGGATTAGTAAGACCAGTTGCATCACTCATTCTATTAATTGTATTCATCCACTTTTCAAAAGCAGAACGAATTGAGAAATCAACATCATTGATGACAGTGATTGTCCATGTTTCAAATGTTCTATCTCCTGCAACTTTCAGAATACGACCTCTGAAAGGAATATCGACAGAAGCAATTGTAGAGGCAGGCAGAGCTGCTGCCTTTACAAGAAATCTTGACTTCTGGAGAACATCATTTTCAACAGCAACCGAAGATGGGAATGCTAATTCAACTTCAAATAGATTGGGTCTTGCACCACCACCAGTTAACTTACTCTTAAAATCACTGATCGTTCTTACTGGTGAGGTATTACGTTGTTGGCGACTAGGCATTTTTCTTTAAACCTCTAAATTAAACGTTACCGATAACTTCTTCAAATGAAACACCAGTTCTGGT